TACCTTGTCTAATAATATTATCAGTAAGATTAATCTGTGGATAAACCTGTGGATAACTATCTCAAACCACCTTATTGACATGTGGATAACCTTGTGATATCATGGATATATGATAGATATCAGAGGTATTCCATCTCCTGTATGTCCTTGTTGTGGATCAACATTATTGAGGGTAACAGTTATGTTTGATCAAGAAACCTATGAAATTTCAGGGTACTTATTAGATGATGCTCAGTGCATGTTGTGCAAATGCCTTATAACCGCTCCTACTCCATTAGATCATCCAGACTATGAGGCTATATGAAACTCCACTATGGCAAAATGAGTTTAAACTGTGCTCTTGGAATATATATAAATAACTGGGGCTATCCGATCAAACCTCAATGGGAGATAGGCATATACTTCTTTAAATGGTATATAGGTATAGACTTCTTTAAGGATTCTATATAGGGTAATAAGGGGTTATCTTTCTATTCCCCGCAAATTTGGGCTATTAACCAATAGTGCCCGTATCGGGCATAGGAAGGTTTGTAACCTCTATTTTTCGCCGAACTTTAAAGACTTGACAATTTATCCGCCGAATGGTATGATGTATATATGACATGTATAAAGGCTGGCTGCAACTATGAATTAGACCTTGATGGTCAAGTAACCTGCTCTGTATGTGGGGCTATGGATGATGATAAACAGCCTGTGGATATCTTTGAATCACAAATAGACTTTGAATAAGTATATTAAAAGACACCCAAACTATCTCTAAACTCTCTTGCTTCTTTAAATATTTCATCATCTGGATGGTCTGATATGTGTGAGTAGTCTGATATTTTTTCTGGGTTATAGAACCTTATAAACACCATTCTGACATACTCTCCCTCTTTAAACTCTTTATGAACTCTCCAGTGTGTCTCTTTATTTGCATTAAATATTAAAGCACTATTATCATCTAAAGTGTATATTTCTAAGTTCAAGCCTATTGGCCACACGGTATTAGACTCTAACTGCATATTAATAATCAGTTCGTTTGTGTCTCTATCAACATGTGTTCTAAGGTTTGGACTTCCGTATAGGGAGTTATACTCTACAATCATCGCATCAGACATTAATAGAGGCAGATCACTAACATCCCTTGCAATCTTAGTTAGTTTCTCAATAGTTTCTAAAAGCAGAATTTTTCCAATGTCATTAAACTGAATTCTCCCTAACTCTTCATGGAAATAAGGTTCTTGGCTTAGCCTGATACTGTCTATATGATCTATTTCTTCCTTTGAAAGTAGGTTATCTATCCTGGTTATTGACATATAAGTATTATATCATCATAGGGGGGGGGTATGGTCTATCCTTTGACATTCCCCGAAAAATTTGATATACTTAATAGATGAACAACATACCATGCAAATTCTGTGGCGAGCCTAATGCAACCCAAGCAACCACTGCTGGTCTATATTGCCTTAATTGTTATATAGGGATTACGAACGCATCATACAAGCACCTGGAGAATTCATGAAAAATGAAGAGTTAGCACTACAAATTGAAGCAGAGCGTGATGCCAAGTTTCCTCTTGGATATCCAAAAAACAACGCAGAAGTAGGTAAGATTATGTTTTATAATCTATCTGCTAGTATTGCTAGAGGCAATACACTGCCATAGTGCAACTTATTATGATACAATTGATACATGCCTAAATATCGACTATTAGAAGTTACCAACCCAAAGAAACTAAATGCCATTAAAGCAGAGTGGGAACCCAAAAAAGAATATATTGAAAAAGACCTTTGGGTTATTAGAAACTTCTTAACTGAAGAAGAACTTGCTTGGTTAGTTAAAGAGTCTGAAGATCCTGAAGGTTGGTATTCAACCATGAGATCGCCATATGGTGGCAATATTAGAAATAAATTTTTAGGCTCTATTCCACTTTACGGTGAAGATGGAATCCTTATTCCTCCAAACCCAATAACTAATCCTCAATACATAGATACTCCAATGCTTCAAGTTATACAAGACAGATTAGAATCTGTTCTTCCAAAGTTTTTTGCTGGTGCTGGTGCCCTTCAATCATTTTTTGAAGTACCAGATGAGCAGATTATTGCTGAGTTAGGTCACGACGTAGATTATGCTATGGGATTTCATTACGAGAGAGATGATTTAGATTCAGATTTAGTACAAAGAATGATTTTAGATACACCTGATAAAAAAATAGTAAGCGTTGGCAAGATAACATCATCATTTAGCGTATACATAAATGACAATTTTGATGGAGGAATCTTAGAGTTTAAGAACAAAGATTATGTTATCAAACCAGAAGTAGGAATGCTTGTTAATATTCCACTATATAAAGAGTTTGAGCATAAGGTCACAAAGGTAACAAATGGAAATAGACACTCACTCTATGGCAGATCTTGGGATAATCTCGATGATGCACATCTGTCAACAAGAGAAGATTGCTAATGCTTTATTTCGCTAAATGAGGAAACTAACCAATAGTGCCCGTGTCGGGCATTTTTAGGTATACAACTCTCTATTTCGCGCCGAATTTTAAGACTTAGATCCAATTAGTGCAATTTGTGCTTTTGCTATAGTTAGCGCCGAGCCTGTAAGTGGAGAGTATTCCAATTTTTTGGCTGAAAGACTGGCGCATGAAGTGGCAGCGTATTTAAAGAACCCTTTAATTATGTTTGCTTTATCACTTGCTTGTGTGGGTGCTAAACCGTAAGAGAATGAGGATATGTTGTAAGCCTTCTTATCCTTGTTGTTATAGTTTGGAACAATGATGCCATTTCCTTCAGGCTCAAAGTCACTCAAGAAAGCAGATGCTGCTTCAGATGTAGGTTGCATAAATACTCCAGCCCCATTTTCAATAGATGCTTTATTAAGGTTTTGATTTGTGGCATAAGATGATTCCATATACCCTACTGCACCATTTGTTTTTGCTACAGAAAGTGCCATAAGATTGGTTCCAGCAACAGAACTAAATGTTCCTAAAGGAAGTTGGCTTTTTGGAAATGCTTGTGTAAATGCTTTGTTTGGTGTCTTTGTCCAGATTAATGGAGCAATAGCGCTAAAGTACTCTGTTACTATCTGTGTAGTTCCAGAACTATCTACACGATAGAAAACCATAATTTGTAGGTTTGGAAGTTTTGGCTTTACTTTCTTTATAGTATTATCTTTAACTATTTGAGGATCATTCCATTTTGTTATATCCCCTGCAAAAATTTTAGCCAATGTTTCTTTCTTTAATTGAATCTTTCCTTTGTATCCATCAATTCTATATGCAATTGCAATAGGTCCTGCTATGAGTGGAACGTATACAAACTCTTTTGTTTTATTAATTTGTGAAGCAGCAACATCACTTGATGCAAAATCAACAGTACCTTGCATAAACATATTAATTCCTGCGCCTGATCCTAATGGTGTGTATTCTATGTTATGTCCAGAGACTTTTCCATATTGAACACGGCATTCATTGATAAAGTTAGCAATGAAAGATGAACCAGAGCCCGTAATTTGATCTGCATGGGCTGGTTGGGCGACGAGTAAAGATGCAGCGATGGCTGCTACAATAAATCTAGAGGTCTTCATAATTTAAGAGTACCAGGATTATTTTAAGTTATGGCAAACAGAAAAAGAACAGTTAATTAATAGTAGAAGTTTATTGTTTTTATTTGGTCTATATGATATGATAGATACATGAGGGTATATTGGTTTGGAAGACACTTAGATAAAGATCTGGGCTATATGTCAGACCTACTTGAAGACTCTGGATTTTATGGATGGCTGCTACCCTATGCACCAGGACTCCCAGATCCTTTTATCAGAATAGCAAGATCGATAAATACAGACAAAAAATTAAAGTATTTGGTTGCTGTTAAGCCATACACAATATCTCCACAATATTTATTGGCGATTACAAAATCATTAGACCTAATACAAGAAGATAGGGTTAGGATTAATTTTGTTCCAGGTCTAACCAAGGGTGGTTTTGATGAGTCCTTTGGAGGAATACTGGGTCCAATTAATGATAGCAGCAGCCTTGAAGATAGAAAAAAATACTTCTGCTCTTATATTGAAGAGTTTAGGAAAGTAAAAACCAAGAAACCTTATACTTATCTTTCTGGTATGGTAACCGATATATGTCCAAATATGTTAGATTTTGGTGATGCAAATATAGTTTCATATGGAAGACTTTTTGAAGGAAAACTTGAAGGCTATAGCAAAGATACAATAATATTCTTTCCAGTTTCAAATATTAAAAGCCTGTATGACAGGATAGATGATGTAAAAAAGGCTGGATATAACAATATAATGATTCATACAGACGGTGACGCAGACTTTGAATTAGCAACCAGAGTATTTAAAGAAATCAAATCTCTTTCACTGCCTTATTGACCATACGGATCAAGGCCCTACGAGTTATCTTTGAGGCATCAAAGGTCTCTGTATATCCGCTTTGAGGCATATCTTCCTTACTTAAGTAATGTCCGTATCTTTCCCTTAGTGTTTTTAGTACTATGGTTTCGACTCTTCTTGCCCTATCCCGTTCGAAAAAATGCCAATACTTGATCAATACCCAACCCTTGTTCCTGTGGCTTGCAAACCTTCTACCTGAGATATCTGATATACCTACCTTAACAGCCTTGTATATGGGGTTGTATAGTATATATAAGACTGCTTCATCCATAGACTCATTATACTTGACATACCGTGGCAAATATGGGATACTTAGGTATGCAAACATTTCTTCCATCAATAGATTATGAATATAACGCTCAAGTCTTAGACAGTAAGCGTCTTAATAAACAAATATTAGAGGGCTATCAGATTATGAAAGTCCTATCTGGCGCATCTGAGTCTGGTGCTTGGCGAAATCACCCAGCAGTGCTTATGTGGAAAAACGCAGAGCATTCTCTTATGGACTACATTAACCATATGGTTTATGAGGCAGATATTCGTGGTATTAAGACTGATAAAAATGTATCAAACCTTAAAACCTTAAAACTATCTTTTAGTAATAGGTGGGGTAAATCTATTCCTATTTGGCAAAAACCTGAGCACGTCTATCGTCTCACAGAAAGCCATAAGGCTAATCTATATCGTAAAGATTCTATTGTTTATTCGGAATATCGTCTCAATACCGTCGACCCTTGCTGTGAAAAATGTCTATACTATTGGCCAACTCATGCCGAAAGAGTGTAAACATACGTGGTATATGAGAGAGCCAGGAATTCAGTGTACCAAGTGTCTAATCATATGGGATAAAGATGAGGACACTAACTGATAGTATTTGTTTATGGCATAGGTAGGTTTAAAACCTGTATTTTTATTCAAACTCTAATATGATATAATTAAACTTATGAAGGAATTATTAGAAAGCCAAAAAATATATATAGAAAAAGACTTATGGTACATCCCTAACTTTTTAACCGAAGAAGAATCTAACGCTTTAAAAAAATATTGCGATGAGCCTACTGGATGGTATATAACTTCTCGATCACCATCTATAAGAAATAAGTTTATTGGTATAAAAAATGCTCTTCACCCAGAAGGAACAGTGTGCCCTACAAGAGGAATTGATTTAAGTTTAAGTGCAGTTTTTCCAACAGATGAAGATGAAAGATACAGAGACCCTTTATTTTGGGAAAATGAAGGCTTGATAAATAGGTTATCAATGGTTTTGCCTAATTATTTTATGAAAAATACCACTCTTCAATCTTTTTGGCCATTTGAAGAAGGTGTTGATAATAATGGTGCATTTGCTTGGCATCACGAAAAGGGTAATCCAGGACAAAAAGATGATGGACTGTCGGGAGCCTGGTCTTTATATTTAAATAATGACTTTAAGGGTGGAGAACTATTATTTAAATATAAAGAAAATATTGTTCTTAAACCAGAGCCTGGAATGCTTGTTAACATACCAATAACAAAAGAATTTACCCATAAGGTTACACCTGTAACTTCTGGCATAAGACACACACTTTACGGAATTTGTTTTGACTCCGTTGAGCCAATTTCTGAAGATCGTACTATATCTACTGGAGATAACTGCTAACCCGTCAATTTTGACTATGATATAATGAATGTATGGAAAAATATAAGTGCTTTTTTTGCGATAAAGACGCAACACATTACGATGTGGTCGTAGATAACGCCGACTACATTGTTGCCGATGTTTGCTTACAGCACTTTTCTGTGGGCCTTGTTTCATAGAATGAAAAAAAGAATACTCAAAGATGGATCAGAAGTTGAGTCATTTGAAAAGCCAGTTGATTTAATTATACATACCAAGGCTCCAGAAAAATGGAAGTTAGTTGATATGGAAACAGGGGAAGAGTACCTTGGATCTGAGATAAGCACTGACTTTGCAGAGACATTAAGAGATAAAGTTAAGACAAATAGGATAGGTACTTGGGTAAAAACCAAGGGCAAACAGATTTGACCAAACCTTCACCTTAAGGTATACTTAATATATGGAACAATGGATTAATAACTATGGGTCATGGGTGCTTGCACTCAGTGGCGTTGCAGCAATATATTTTGTTGGAAGAAAACAAATTTGGGCATGGATATGGGCTACCTTTAATGAGGCTATGTGGATATACTATGCAATAGTAACTGAGCAATATGGCTTTATCTTTGCTGCCGTTGCATACTCAGTTGTATATATAAAATCATACAGGCACTGGAAAGATTTAGATTCCGACAATCTGTCCTGGAATAGTTTTACTAAGTTACTTTGGTCACGCAATGAAAAATGAATGTTTAAAGTGTGAGATGTCTAAGAAAGATCCTTTGTTTTGGGATACTCATCAAACTATGAGTGATGGGCATGTATGGTGTACCAATGCCAAGAGAGCCTAAGATTATGAAGATGGATTGGAAATCGTTGGGATATGAAAGGATTTATGTAGATGGCAGAGTCAGATGGATTCCTAAAGAACAGTACAAAGCACCAAGTAAAGGTATAATTGAAGCATGAGCATAGACGAAATGACATTAAGAGAAGAAATAGCACAAGAAATTGAACAGGGAGCAGAACCATTGTATCCTCCATTAGATGAAGTAGAAGAAGCAGTTATTGAAGCCTTAAGGTGGGCTGCCAAAATTGCACGTGGAGAAGATAACTATATGACTAATATTTTGATGAACAGGAGAAACATAAATGATTAATGCATTATTTTTAATTCCAGCATTTATTATGGGATATGTTGCATGCTATATTGCGATGACATTTCATGTTGATCAGGATTAGTCCTCAGCAGCCAGCATACATCTTTGACGTAGATGGTACTCTGGCTAACGTAGATCCCTACCTTCACCTTGTTCGTGGCTCTAATAGGGATTATGAGGCTTTTCATGAGGCTTCTGTGGATGCCCTGCCAAATTTTGAAGTAGTACAAATGCTTAATGAGGCATTTTTTGATCAGATGCATGTGATTATTGTTACTTCACGAAAAGAGGTTTGGCGTGGCCTGACCTCTTACTGGCTTGCTAAAAATGATATTAGCCACCATGCATTATATATGCGTAAAGATGATGACAACAGGTCAGACTATGAAGTCAAAAAAGATATCTTACTTAAGATTAAGAAGCATTGGAACATCCTTCATGCAGTAGATGATAACCCAAATGTAATTAGATTATGGGAAGAACATGGAATTCCTACTACTAAGATTGGTACGTGGGATGGAAATAAGTCTTGACTTACAACTAAGAGAATGGTATGATTAGTATATGAATAAACAAATTAAAAAAATCTATAAATGTGATGAGTGTAAAACCACTATTACCATTGTGACAAAGGTTCATGAACTACCTGAGTCAATTATCTGTCCGTGTGATAACGTGGCAAAAGATGCTGGCTCAAAGTGAAGAAGTCAAACGTTAAATCTTCTCAGAGCAAAATAAAAAGAGCATTAAAAAATAAAAAAAGAATGCAGGCTAAGCCATATCTTTCAAAGTTTGAACGGAAGCAGGCATTTTTAAGAGATCAAATAATTGCCAATGCATTAAGATAACTAACAATTAAAAAGGATTTTTAAATGGTAGATTACGAAGAATTAAAAAAAATTCCAGAATATTTAAAACATCAAATAATTAAAGATTATATGAAAACATATTATCACTGGACTATTGGTTTACTATGTTTTTTAATTGGTACATTTTTTGGAATGTTAATTAAATAAGGTTTTGCACCAGTAGCCAAGTTGGTCAAGGCCCCGAACTCATAATTCGGATATCGTAGGTTCAAGTCCTACCTGGTGTACCACGCCTCCTTAACTCAGGGGTAGAGTACCCGCCTTGTAAGCGGGTTGTCGTAGGTTCAAATCCTACAGGAGGCTCGGAAGTATGGCAGAGTGGTCGAATGCAACGGTTTGCTAAATCGTAGATTGAAAGATCCACAGGTTCGAATCCTGTTGCTTCCGCCAAACCTCTGTAGTTCAGTGGACAGAACGATGGACTTCTAAGCCATGCGTCGCAGGTTCGATTCCTGCCAGGGGTGCTTTACTTTTTAGGATGTTTTGGTTCATATGGTGCAATCTTAGACGCAATACGACCATTCTTATATAGTCTAACAATCCATCCATCTTTAATTTGTGTTGGATTAAATGCAAATGATTTTTTCTTTGGCATTATAGTGAGTGTCTTTCTGTTTGGTTTCTTGTATAATCTTTTCCAAAGTCAGAAAACAATGCTTTATCTTTTTCACGATTAACAATTCCTCTTGACCAAGAAAATCCTGCATCTCCACCCCAAGCAAGCCACATAATATATCCATTAGATGGATTTGCTGAATTGCCCCAGTCCTTGCCCTTTTTATCTACTTCATGACGTGAGAAGTATGAGAACATTCTTTTAACAGTACTAAGAGATAAAGTCTCACCTCTTGCTAACTGCCCTGCACGAGTCCACCCAACTTGTGTTCCAGCGCCAGTTGCTTTACCATCTTCTTTAAATTTAATTGCTCTACGAGCAGCAGATCTTGCCCCTGCTGGTGGAGAATATCCTTCAGCCTTTGATACTGAATCTGTATCATACTCAACTGTATCATCATCTTCCCATAAATCATCTGCTTTTGCAGCAGGAACACAATTAGGAACTGGCCTACCATTTTCTCCTGGCTTCATTCCACGCTGGACATATCCATCCCAACATGGTGCTTGCTTAGAAATATCTTCTGGGCAGCAATCTGATTTACCAATTGATGAGTCATACATTGCCATACCTACCTCTGAATCCATTGAATGAGTCTCCATATCTATTTTAGTAGCGTCCTGATACATCATACCAATACTGTATGCAGTTGGCTCCCACTTACCGTCTTCTTGTTCGTAAATTCTAACAGCCATCGCTGGGTTATCTGGTGGCATTGACTGAATTGCATACTCTGTTCCAGGAACTCCGTATACTCCTCCCTCTGTCATGATGTGTTCTATAACACCGTGCACAACCCCCTCAGAGGTTGATCCCATAACAAAGTCGCCTTCTTTTAACATATAACCATTATATCATGTCGTTTAACCTGTTGTGGGTCCTGATCCTATGGCAGTTGGCACAAACCACTTCACACTTTTCGATCTCTTTTTTTATAGCCTTCCATGAAAACCCATCATGGATCATTCTGGATACATTATATTTCTTGTCTCTTAAATGATCAAAATCTAGGATTATATGGTTACCAACACCACAATCTACACAGCCAGAATCCTCTTTTATCTTAGCAAGCATTTTCTTATACTGCTGCTTATTATAATGGTCTAACTCTTTGTCAGTCATTGCTTCTATTATACCGTGCAATATTAAGCCCCACACAGGCAATTCACCTGACTTGCGCCACGGTCTCTATCCAATGGGTAACTAATCCATCACTAAGGTCCTGTGTGGGGACATTTATATTGTACTACTTAATTGCGATTGTTTTTGGTAGTTTGTCTTCTGGGATCTGCTTTTCAAGTCTGATATCTAAGATACCATCTTTAAACTCAGCCCCAACTACCTCAACAAACTCAGGAAGGGTGAAGATATCAGTAAACTTACGAGCAGCAATGCCCTTATGTAGATACTCCGCACCCTCTGGTAACTCAGCATCCTGCTTCTCGCCCTTTATTGTAAGTTTGCGATTGTCTAGCGATACTGAGACATCATCCTTAGAAAATCCAGCCAAAGCAAATGAAAGAATATACTCTGTATCATTTAGTTTGACTTGATTATAAGGTGGATAGTTTGTTGTTGTTGTTACCTTCTGAAAATTTGAGAAGGTATTGAAAAATGGATCATTAAAAAGATCCAGTGCTGTTTTTACCATGTTATTCCCCTTTCAAGCGAATAAGTTAATTTACCCCCCATTTGGGCAGGTATTAATATTATAGCATAAGAAATGAGCAGTTTATAGACGACTGCTCAGGTCTATTAGCCACGAAGATTCAACTCCTGCTAACTTTCCCATCAAGGGAACATCCGTTGTAAAACCTTTTAAAGTCTCATAGCGGAATAGTATCTATTATACTACTTCTTTTTTACTGCTGCCTTCTTTGCTGGTGCCTTCTTAACTACCTTAGCAGCCTTAACTGCTGTATCTACCTCTTCGACTGACGGCAATTTGCCAAACGCCTTGTCGTTAGGATTGACTGCTCTCAATGCTACGGGCACTATGGCTCCAAGCAATGCATAAGCAAGTGTCTGTGGATCTGTTACACCTGCAGCGTAAAGAGCAATCGCTGCACCAAGAACTGATCTTCCGTATGATGCTAGTACTGCTTTAATCTGTGAACTTTTTTCGTTGTGATGTGTCATTTTTTCCTCCTATAGGATATTTTTTACTTGACTATAATGTAAATCACACAGATCAGCAATTCTACTTTCAGAACTTGCCCAAATCTGTGTACTTTCATCCTGGCACAACTCTTCTTCACATATAAATAAGTTAAGATTTTTGGTGTGCTTAAGGACTATCATGTATCTATTCTATCATAGTCTTCTGGTAGCAATTTCTTTAGTTCTTTATATGCCCCAGAAATTTTCTTCATTGAATTGTAGTTAGGCTCTGCCCCCATTAGGTCTCCATATGCATCAAAATATACCACTTCAGG